AAAACTAAGAGAACATAAAGTAGATATTGAAAGAGCTATGCTTTTCTCAATGAGAGCAAGAGATAACTCTCTTCAATATTCAGAAGGTATAGTAGGACATATACTTCAAAATGCAACTGCAGTAGCAAGTGGTTCTGCCTCTTATACTTCTGGAGCACCTTATATGTTTTCACAGGCATCAACAGCACTCACTTATGATACATTATTAAGTGATTTTGAAGTTGTGTTTGACCCAGCAAGGGGTGGAAATAAGAGTAAATTAGCATTAGCTAGTAGACCTGTTCTTTCCTACTTAAATAAAGTAGGTAATGGAGCTGGCTTTGTTGATGCTTCTTTAGGTACTTCTTCTAATACTCCTAATAGATATAGTTGGGATGCTACACAACGTGATGGTGCTTTTGGTCACAATATAACACAAATTAACACAATCCATGGCGATTTAGCGGTGGTTGCAGAACCTATGTTTAGAGGTATTGCAAGTGGTTATATGTGTTTAGTTGATTTAGACCATGTTGCTTATAGACCTTTAGTCGGAAATGGTCTTAATCGTGATACTCATATTATCACAAACGTACAACAAGCAGACGAGGATTTAAGAAAAGACATGATTCTTACAGAGGCAGGTCTTGAAATTACAATCCCTGAAACACATGCTTTGTATTCGTTTACTAACCTATAAGGAGATAAGCAATGAGAAGCAAATATCTAAATGAGAATAGTAGTAATTATGTTGTTGATGATGGCTTTGATGAATTAGCTGGTGTAAAGAAAGTATTTACATATAGGGGTTCATTAGAAGAAGCTTTCTTAGATAGTGCAACGACAGCATATGCTGATAATGATGTTATAGCAAATTGTGGAGCATTAGATGTAACAGTCCCTGCAGGACATGAAGCTGCAACTAAAATACTAATTGAAAAAATAGTATTTATGCCTTCAACTGCGGCTGGTGCTACATGCGTAGGTAATATTAACGCAGGTACAGCAAGTACTGATGCTTTGAATGCAGCTATAACAGGTCAAGTTGAGTTATTTGGTGCTGGTGCTACTTACAGAAATGCGAACCTTGCAGCTGATTTATCTATAACAGAAGTTGATGCTGATTTTAATGGTTCTACCATTCAATGGGCACAACCTTTGATTATACTTCCAGTTGCAACTAATAATATTTATGTAGGTGTTACAACTACAATAAATCATGCAACTAACTTTGATGCAGGAAGATATCAGTTTAGCATAGAATATACTGTTCTTTAAACAATGTATTAATAGTCTTGTAGAACTATGGGAGTTGTCGTATAAAGGGCGACTCCCGAATCTACTAAGAATTTTATAATAATAAAAGTACTCTCACGCTCTAGCCAGAGCTTTAAGTACACTCAATAAAGGAGAATAAAATGGCAATAACAGATTTACACAAATATACAGTAGTAGAAAAACTCAACAAAATGGATGTTGATTTAATCGATGTAACATTAACAACAGTAGCAGCAGCAATAGCTGATAATGAAGTAATATCTCAATCAATAGAAATTCCTAATGCTGTTGCAGTTAATGGCGGTTCTTCAATTATACAATCAATTATGTTATTAGATGAAGATGATGAAGCTCCAACAGTAGAATTATTATTTTCACAAGTTAGTACTGCTATTACAGATGCAGCTAGTGAAGCTATAGGCAATAGTGTTAGTGACCTAGATTCAACATTTAGAAGTTTTTTAGGAGCTGTAACTGTATCTAGTTGGTCTGATGTGGTTGATGCTCAAATAGGAACTAAGAGTAATATAGGATTAGTAGCAAAAGCTGCAAGTGATTCAACAAGTATTTACGTTCATTGTATAAATAGAAGTGGTGGAAATTATACACCAGCCGCAGTAACTGATTTAAAACTTCGACTTGGCATAGTTAAAGACTAATGTTTACATCAAGAAAAATAACAACAATGGGTGGTGATAAATTTAGGGATGAACATTCTGTGTCTTTTGATGGTTCTGATGATTATATAGAAACAACATTGCCAGGAAGTACATTTGATGGTAATTTTACTATTACTGCATGGATAAAGAATGTACAAAATGATGTATATAGGACTATATTTTCTCATTATGTAGATGCTAATAATTTTATTCAATTGTATATTATTAAAAGTTCAGCTGCACATGCTAATAAAGGAGCTTTTTCTTGTAAAATAGGAGGAGCGAGTACTACATATGTTACTGGAGATACAGGTTTTTTTTCACAAAGTAATAAATGGTTTCATGTAGCATTCACATATAGTGATGATAATAATGAAGCTAAATTATATGTAAATTCAGTTATAGACCAAGAAGAAACAAGAGATTGGGCTTTAGATTTTGATGGAGGTACTTATATAGGTCAACGTAATCCAAGTGATGCACATACTTATAATAGTAATATATCTGAAGTAGCTGTATATGATAAAGCTTTAACTTCAGGGGAAATTAAAACATTATACAATGGTAGAGAACCTTACAATCATAAAGAAGGTATTGCATCAGGTAATCTAAAGGCTTGGTATAGAATGGGTGATGGAACTCTTGACCAAAAATCAAATAGTCATTCTTATACAGGTATAATTTGTGATGAAGTTAATCCTACTTTAGGTTCAGATTTATTAGGTGGAAAAGGAGATTTCTCTGACGCAAGTTATTGGACGGTAACTGATAGTCATTCAGAGATATCTGGCGGTCTTGGAAAGTTGTTAGGGACTGGAACCTATGGTGTTATTTCAAAAGGGTCATTAACTACATCAGGTAAAATGTATTGTGTTAATATAGATTGTGTTTCAAATGCAGGTGCATCAGTCCGTCAAAATAATAGTGACCCCTATCCAATGTTAGTTCCAGATTCAGAAACTGGTTCATTTAGAGCTTATTACTTGGCAAATGGGACAAATTTTATAATGTACTCTGGAGAGAATTATACTAGTGTTATACATATTGATAATGTGATTTTACGTGAAGTTGGAGGAAATCCAGGTGTAATGGTAAATATGACACCTAGCGATTTAATAGGAGATACACCATAATGGATTATTCTAATAGAAAATGGGTTATAGTAAATGTTTCTGATATAACAGATGAGATGATTGAAAATGCAATACAATCATCAATGAATACTTTAAGGAAAACATTAGATGGGAATAAGGCTATCTTAAAATGGGATGGAGATACTCCTTCTTGTTTTGATGGAATGACGACTTATAGTCATTCAGAGATTTTAAATATTTTACAAGGTAGTGATTGGACATCCGATGAGTAAATTGGAATATTTATATTTAGATAGTAAATTAAATTAAGGAATAAGGAGAATATTATGCCAAAAGGTAAAGGTACATATGGGAGTAAACGTGGAAGACCTCCCAAAAAGAAAAAAGGAAAGAAAAAATACTAATGAGATATTACTATTGTAAAAATTGTGAAAAATGTGTTGAAACTGATGCGAATCTTAATTGTTCTAATGAATGTGGTAAATCATTTCTTCCTGATTACATTCCAAGTAAAGAAATAAATATGAGGAAAACATGGAGTGGGCAGACAAAAGTTGAGTTTAATACAACAACAATGGATAAGGATATAGCACAAAGGAATAAAAGATAATGGCTTGGGATTTTGCAGCACAAGTTCATGCGTTAACAGGTTTTGATGCAGATGCTTCAACTAATACGGAAACTGGTGAAACATATAGAACTATGACAGCCCAATGGCTTAAAGATGCAGCTAAAGAAGTTATTAATTTACTTCCGCCTAATCTTCAAAAAATGTGTACAGCCACAGAATCTTTTACATCGACAGCAGTAGGTTCAGAAGGAGAAGTTTTAAATACAGGTAAAGTTTTTAATGTTTTTGCAGGAAATTATGAAGCAAGGGAAATACCTTCTTCTATGAAACATAAAGCTAATGATTCAGATTCTTTGGAGTATGCAACATCAACTGACCCTATTTATTATGTTGAAAATAATAAGATAAATGTTCTTCCAGCTTCTTTATCGTGCAAATATGAAGAACTTCAATTTCCAACAATATCATTTGATGATACTACTATATCAACATTTCCAGATGAGGCTGAACATTTAGTTGTTTTAAAAGCTGCGATTATAGCTTTAGAATATCAAATGGCAGTAGAAGAAGATATGCAATTATATACTCCAATGATTGTGAATTTAAAACAAGATTATTTACAGGGTATTAATGCATTACAATTAGGTAGATTAATACAACCAAAAAAGAAAGAAACAAAAAAGGAGAAGTAGATGGCATCAACGTTATCAAGCGCAACAATGACAGTTAAAGTTATTGAGTCGATAAAAATAAATGGAGTAGAACAAGGAGCTGTTAATACAAGAACTATATCTAGTGTTAATGAAATATCAAAAAGAATACTTAGTATTCCTACATCAGAAGTAACTGTTACGTCTTTTAGTACAGCTGTTTCTACAGGAACTTTTATAGAAGGAGATGTAAGATATATTAGGATTACAAATAAAGATGATACAAATTTTGTTTATTTAGTATTTAAGAATGAATATAATAATGAATTTTGTGTAAAGCTTGATTCTGGACAATCTTATATATATAATGGCGATAATACAAGTGGTGTAATAGACACAATGCTTGCAAATCAAGTAGCATTTGGATTTACTGAGGCCACTGGTGATACGACTGATTCTAGCGATGATGTAACTAATATTACAGCTACAAATAAAATAATTCCAGGATTGAGATATGCACATGATAATGCAGAAATACCAGCGGGTACTAGTGTAGGGACTGTAACAGGTGGAGATTCTACTGATGGTTATAGAGGAACAGCTCATACATTAGTCAGTAGACATGCAACTACAGGAGCAGAAACTACTTATAATGTAACTGGTCATACGACAGGTACTTCTGATACAAATGGTACGGGAACATATTCAGCTGGTTTTGGAGATTTAGTAGAGATAACAGCTGAAGCTGATACAGCAGCTGTTGACTTAGAAGTATTTGTAGCATCCGTTTAGGAGGTTAAATGAAAGTTAAAAAAGTTATTGAACAGATAGAACATATTTTTGGTCGTCAACCAGAAGGTTATATGATTCAATTAATTAATGATGCCTTAATTGATATTGGGTCAACAAAACAACATTTACTTGAAGAAAAGAAAATTGATTTAATTGAAGACCAAAGATGGTATGATATAGATGATGAAATGATTGATATTGTTAGAGTTGAAATTAAAGATACAAATGATAGATATGTAATGATTCCAAGATTAGCAGATGCTCATAAATTGTTAAAAGGAGATGATAGTTAATGGCAACAAGTACAAGTAAAAGAACATATCCTAATGACTATTTTGCGTGGTATAATGACGATAATAGAATTGGAATAGTAAATAAAGTTACATCTACAGATGATAATGAAGGATTTAAATCAGGAGAATACGATACATATAGTGATTCTACTGTGACAGCTGGACTTAAAATACATTATCATTCAAAGTATCCTATTGTTGATAAAATTGATGATGATTTATATAAAGATATAAAACTTGATTCAGGATTACATCCTGCTATTGTTTGTTATTTAAAGGCAAGATTATTTGAAGATGTTGGTGATATACAAAAGTCACAATATTTTAGAGTAATGTATGAAAAAATGATGAAACAATATCCATCAAGAAAAAGTGGTGTTAGGAGTTTAGCTGTACCAAGATTATAAAATGAGGGTATATGAGAGATTATACAGAAAAGATAGAGAGTTTAAAAACTCAACAAGAACAAGCAAAAGAATTGTTTGTTAAATTGCAAGGAGCAATAGAAGTTCTTACTTCCATGCAAGAAGAAGAACCAAAGAAAGAAAAGAAGAAATAGTTTTTTGAAATAATTAGAGGTATATATGGCGAGTAAAAGTAATACTATTGTTAATAGAATTATTGTAACTCCCGACAAACACTTTCCATTACATGACAAAAAAGCAATAAGAGTTGTTTGTAAGGCAATAGAGTTTGTCAAACCTGATTCATATATTGATTTAGGGGATACGGGAGAATGGGAATTATTTAGTAATCATTATTGGAGAGATAGGGAAAAACCTCCATTAGAAGTATTAATTCCAATGTTAAATAAAGAAGTTAAAAAAGTCAATAAAGAAATGGATGTTATTGACAAATCTCTTGATAAAGCTGGTTGTAAAAAAAGATATTTCATACAAGGAAATCACGAATTATGGCTTGATAATTTTGTAGTAAAACATCCTTATCTTCCACAATTTAAGACAGAAAAAGCATTAAAGCTTAAAGAAAGACAATATGAATATTGGCCATATGTATCTACGAAGAAGTTAAAAATAGGAAAACTTAATTTTACACATGGTGATTATGTTCCAATCCATCATGCTAAAAAACATTTAGCTTCTTATAAAGAAAATATAATGTATGGACATACTCATGACCTGCAAAGGTTTACTGATACAGGTTTAGGGGGAACTCAAAGTGCATGGAGTATGGGATGTCTTAAAGATATGAGTTCTGATAAAAATAAATGGTTAAGGGGTAACTTACATAATTGGAATCACGCATTTGCTATAGTTGATATTTTTGGAAATAAAGACTTTAAAGTTGAAGTGGTTGAAATTATTAATGGAAGGACTTCCTTGTGGGGGGAGTTAATTGATGGAGGAAAATGAAAATAGGAGATTTACTCTTATTAAAAGGGTATATAAACAAAAAACAACTTAGAAGTGCATTAAGGAAACAATCTGAAGAAGCTATTAATTATAATAGGTCAGTTCCATTAGGTAAGATATTAATAGAAGAAGAATACGTTACCATTGATGAAGTAACGGAAGTTCTTAATGAACAGCCTGTAGATAGTAAAATTAAAAAAGAGGAGAAACCTATGGCAACAGAAATAGGTGAAGGAAGTAAATTTACATTTGATTTAAAGTTCTTGGTAACAATAGGAGCAGTAATAGTATCAGCATCTGCTACATATTTTAGTATTACGGGGAAACTTAATGAAATAGAATCGAATAATCATCCAAATAGAATGGAATATAATCTTGTTGTTAAAGAGTTAGATAATCTTAAAAGTGCAGGAGATTTAAAAATTATATCCTATAAGTTAGATGAATATGATGAAATGTTTTCAGAAATAAAAGAATTAGTTAAACAACTTGCACCTCTTGCATCAGATTTAGAATACATTAAAAAAGAATTAGATAAACTTAAAGAAAAAGAAGTAGATATACCAGAGGTTGATTTATCTGGAATAGAAGATAAACTTGACAATTTGTCAAATAGTATAAATGCTTTTGAACAAAGATTAAATAAACTTGAACGTAAAAATACGGGAGGAAGGTTTTAATGAATGAAAGACTGGTTAGAGGTTTTTTATGTGTGGTATCGTCTTTTTGTTATCTTTTTGGCAGTTTTTTTAATAATTCGACTATTTATGGCTCTGCTTCATTGGGTACACCCTACATAAATGGTGGATTGAATATAGAGGATGACTATAAATATACATTTGGAATAAGGAAAATTGCACTATTCCCATATCAAGTTAAAAGTAATTTTTATAAAGGAGAAGAAAAACAATTAAGTGATAATGCACTATTTGGTGCTGTACAAGGATTAGAATACCTTTTTTCAGCGAGTTCTGTACGTAACCAAGGTCATGACTTCACTGACCAAGAATTTTGGTTAAAATGGTCAAATAATAATTTAGTTACAAAAGTTAAATATTTAGATAAGGGAAGTAGAGATTTACAATTTGCTTCTATTGATGGTAGATATAAACTTGAATTAGGGCCTGCACTTATTTCTATAGGAGGAAATATAATGGGTCATCCTATATATGGACATCCTGCAATCAATGATTATGAAGGTTATTGGTGGGATTTAGCTTATGAATATGGATATATAGATTATGAAATACCTACATTTGATTTAAATCAGAATGGAGAAATAGATAGTTATTATGTTTGGATTGAGACTGATGAATATACAGAAGAAGGTTATTGGGTCTACTATACTGAGGGAACTAACTATTATTGGGAGAACCCTAACGGCGATGCAGTGGCTTATTCTGATGCAGAGTTTTATCAATATCATTTACCGCATATTATAAATGAATATAATAGGGATAATAAAGAAAAAGATTGGCAAGCTGAAGCGAGTATAGTAATAGGGTTAGATTTTTATCTTGGGAATAACAATTATTATTCCCATATATGGGTTAATGCATTTCCATCGACTGTTGGTTTGACAGAGAAATCTTATGATGGTGATGACATTCAATATGACATTGGCGCTCTGGTTGGAGCTAATCTAAGTGAGCATATTGGGGTTTTTATTGAGGGTACTAAACTAAATTATTATGGTCGTGAAGAATATAATATTAGCACAGGAGTTAATTGGAGGTTCTAATTGGAATTATATACTGCGTTTTGGCTTGGATTTTGGTTCGTGTTTATAAGTGGTATATTGCTAATTTATGGTAATAGGTTATAAGGAGATGAAATGATACAAGCATTTGTTGCTAAGAAATTAATAGATGTAGCTTTAAAAAAGATAATGAAAGCAAGAGAAATAAAAAACTTGCGAAAATATGTCGAAGAAGATAATGAACTTGATATACAAATGAAACAACTGCAAAAAAAGATAGATTTACAAGGTAAGTATATAGAAGAATTAGAAAAAGATGTTGCAATATTAAAAAAGGAGAAATAATATGTTATCATTTATTACAGCAAACTGGGAATGGTTTTTATTAGGTCTATATGTACTAGAAAAAGCTATCAAATTATCACCTTCTAAAAAAGATGATTTAATTTGGGATATGGTTATAAAACCTATTGTTGACAAAATCAAGAAGTAATGTAATGTTAAATGGCAAAAAAAGTATTACAAATAAACAAATTTTCAGGTGGAGTTAATTCCTATTCAGACCCAAGAGATTTAAAAGAAAACGAATTTCAAATTCTTGATAATGCAGCGGTTGATGAAGAAGGAATTATACGAGTATCAGGAGGATTAGAAGAAAAAGATAATATTAATATCTTTCAAACTGCCTCACAAGTAAATCCTTCACTATATGATTCTGGAGAAGGATTGTTTGGATATTCAACTGATTATTACGAATCTATAGTATCTCATAATACTTATTTACAGGCAAATGGTAATGATACTTCTACTGCTTGGGGAGTTACTGCTGGAGCTGGAGGAACTGGTGGGACTTGGCTTTTTGATGCTGTAACTACAAATGATTCTGTTAATACTCCATCTTATTTTGGAATAGACCAGGATTCATTTGCGATAAATTATATGACTTATTCAGCAAATACTCTTGAAAATCATGGAAGTCTATCATTTAATGGATTGAATTTAAAACCTGGAAATTCTTATAGTATTCTTTTTGATTGTGTTAATGAAAATCCATGGTATTTTCTTGGTTCAAATATACCTCCTAGAATAAGATTATATAATTCTACATTAGGTAAATATTTATATCCAGATGGATTTTCTGATGTTTCTGATGCGACACATACTGCTTTAATATCAACAGCTGAAGGTAATTTAACAGCGGATGACAATTTTCTTGATGATGTAAGTGGAAGTGCGACTACAACACAAGTTCCCCTTGATGATGATGACCCAATATCAGGAACCGCTGGTCATGCATCGTATAATTCATTTTTTGGAACAACAGCTACAAGTGGAACAACTAGTGGAGCAGCTTATTTAAAATTAGTTTCTTCTGCATCAGGGGGGCCATTCACATCTGGAAATTATACAGATAGTAGTGCTATAGCAGTTGTTGCTGAAACGACTTATCTACTTGACTGTATTTATAATACAAATGGTTCAACAACTGGGACTGGTGGTGTTGCTATTAGAATAATAAATCAAGCTGATAGTAGTATTATACCTTTTAATAATGGAACTGGAGAAGGAACTGCTACTTCTGAATGGATGCATATAAATGCTCCTCCATCAGTAAGTGTTTTATCAACTCCTACACCTTTAGAATTTACAACTCCAAATGGATGCACTTCTATTGATATAAGAATTGGTGTAGATAATAATGGGGCAGGAAGTGCTGATGAAGCTTATTTTTCGGGATTTAATTTAAGAAAGAAGATGTATGAATTACATTATTTAGATGAAGTTAGTAGTCATTTTGGAAGATTCTTCGCTTCTTATAAACATCCTCATTCATGGGGAAATGAATATGGAGGTACTAATAGTTCCCCTTATTTAATTCATTCTAATTTCAATGATAATTTTAGAAAAGTTAGAAAGTATAGACTAAATGTAACAATTCCAGATAATTTTGATGAAAGTAATGATTGGAGTTTATCTCTTGAGGCTGGAATATGGAGTGGGTTAAATCAAACAGGAGTAAATAACTTTATTGTAAATAAAATTGATATGGTTGATATTGATTTATATCAAAGTGTATTAGGAAACTCCTATAATATAGTAACACAAGATTACAATACTGACAATAATGATGTAACTACTGATGTATATAATTATAATCCAATTGATAAGGTATATAATAAAATAAATTATTTAACAATGCCTTCTTTAAGCAATTCTTGTTTTAGATTTATCAAAGGGAGTAAGTTTGTATATTTTTGCGATAAATATTTTAATAATAGTAATTTATATTCTCTTAGAAGAGATTCATATAGAAGTAATCTTCAAATTAATTCCCATAATTATACAGGGCCATCTATTACTCATTCAACTACAAATTCAACAATACATGGAGTTAATCCTGATAAAGAATTTAATGTAAAGGATGATTATCTAGGTAAAAATAATACTTCTGTTAGTGAAAATAATATGTATATTGCAATGATATCATCTGATTTTTGGGGTGGATTAGAAAATGAAGTAAGAAATGAACTTGCAAATGAACTTCCAACTACTGATTATTGGACTCAGTTCGATAAATTCAATCAATGCAATCAAAATAGTAATACATTAGAGCATGATGTTGCTCATGGAACTGGTTCTGGAATGGCTCATAGTTCTATGTTAGGATTTAAATATGATATGGATGATAGTGAGTGGAAAGATGCAAATAATCCTTATACTAAATATATTGTTATTAGAAACGATGATATACATGGAACTACAGATGATAAACTTCTCGCAAGTTCAAGAATTGCTAAAGTTACTATATCTTTACAAAATTGGATAGCTTTTCCATCTCTATCTGAAGGATGTAGTCTAGTCCAGGACTATGTTCCTAATATGAAAATATATCTTGATGTAGTAAATGCAACAGCTGCAGATAGTACATTTTTTTCAGTTCCAGGAGATGCTAATTTTGTTAAAACTATTGGTGAGGTTGAAGTAAATCCAAATAATTATTCAGTAGGAGATTCGAATCTTGATGGTAATAATAACTTTTATAATACAACGCCAACAATTTCTTCGAATGAATGGTTCCTCGCAGGAGGAGATTGGTCGACAGATAGCGAATATGAGCATACTGGTGGAATATCTTTTAGATTTAAAAAGCCAGATACTGAAGGTATTAATTATGAAAATGAATATGAAAATATAACTATTGATATTCCTTATACAATGACAGATGGTAGTAGTGCAATTACTGTTGGAGGTTCAGGTACTAATCTTCAATTAAGATTTGTTCCAAAAGTAGACCCAAGTGTTGATTTATGGCATGCTGGTAATGGCCCGGCTGGAGAATCATATTATACAAATCGTTATCATAAACTTGGAATACTTTCTGAGGAATGGTGGATTAATAAGATTATATTACAATCTTATTTAAATAATGACGCGAATACAGAAGATTCATTTGGACATATAGAGACATCATCAATTCAAACAAATGTTGTATTTGAAACTCCAAGTACTGGTGAAGCTGATGGTTGGGATGATGAGTGGACAATATATTTAACTTCAATTGATAAAGATGATATAGAATCAGCCATTGGAACACCTAGTTATACATTTTTTAATACAGATGTTACAAAATGTCCAAGAATCGATATAATAACAGATATATCGAATGAAACTTTTAATTCTTCTAAATTCATTAAAGGATATATGACATCAAAAAGAAATAACAATTACAATTTACAATTTATTATTGATTGTAATAAGAAGACAATAAAGTCATCTACATCAGGGAAGATATATCATGCTGCTGATTTTTCCAATATAAGACAATATACTATACCATCTAAAGATTTACTTATTCCAAATGAAATAGATTCATATGAATCAGAAACAGGTGTTCTTATTGAAAATGCAGAAAATCCAAATAAAATGATAGCAACATTTAAAACAGCTGTTATTGCAAATAGTACTTTATATGCAGGAAATGTATATCAAGATGGGGTTCATTATCCTGATAGAATGCTTAAATCTCCTATTGGAAAAGTTCCATTACTCCCTTCTACTAATTTTATTGATGTAGCTATTAATGATGGTGATGAAATAGTTTCATTACAATTTTATAAAGATAGACTTCTTCAATTTAAAAAGAATAAGCTTTTTATAATAAGTACATCTGAAGATTATGAATATTTATTAGATACAATTGAAAATGTAGGCATATCACAAGAATCACAAGTAGTAATGACTCCTTATGGTGTCACTTGGATTAATTCTAGGGGTTGTTATTTATATGATGGAAAAAAAGTTAATTATTTGATAGATAATAAATTAGGATATAGAAATTGGAAAGATTCAGAGTCTTCTTGGGAGATTGATGAAAAATATGGAGCTTCTATTGGATACCTTAAAAAAGATGATAAACTTATTATATATGGAGCAACTGATTCTTTAGATAATATTAAAAATAAGGAAGATTATACAGAAACATCTGGTATCATACCTACACCATATCATTATAACGCCGATGTTATAAATAAAGGATATTTAAGAAAACTTGGATATCAATTTGATTTTCAAACAAAATCTTGGAGTAATTTAACTCATTTTACTGATAAGGATGATAATTTAGATGGTTATAATCCTATTTTAGATGGGAAAAGTAGAGTTCCTTGGTCTCAAGAAATGGTTACAAATTTCTCATATGATGAAAATGGAGACTCAATATTATTAATTAAACCTGAAAATAAAATATTCATTTGGGATGACTATCCAAAGAAAACTTTAGGTGAAAGTAATATGCTTATTCTTGATAGTAGAAATTTAAGTAAAGATAATAGAACTAATAGAGATTTTAGAATAATAACAAAAGATTATGATTTTGGAGCTCCATCGGTTAGAAAAAAGATATATAAAGTATATGTTACATTTAAATCAACAGAACTTGAAAGCAGTAAGATTGCAAAACGGACTCAATTACAGGATTTTTATAATTCTTCAAATGTTGGAGTATACTATTCGATTAATGGGAAGAATATATGGACAGAGTTTAGTGAAACAAAAAGTATTAATTATGGAACAAAAGGTCTTATTAGTGATGATGCTGAAACAACTACAACTACATCAGGTACTATTGGAATATCTGTGTCTAATTGGACATTAGCAGATGCTTCAAATATTAAAGAAGGATATGTATTAAGAATGGGAACTGACGATAATGATGAACAAGTTCTTGTTAAGTCAGTAAGTGGAAATAATATTACTGTAGCAAGAGCTTATAATCATACTGAAACAAATACATATAGTAATGGTACTACTGTCTATATATCAACAGGAGATTGGATTGTTGCTGAATTAAAACCTTCTTCATCTATAAATAATATCGATTCATTTAAATTAAAATTTGAAACAAAGCATAGTGATTCCTTATCAAATGAAGATAATGGAGTACCTTCTGGATTTATGATTAATGACATATCCGTAATATATAGAATTAAGAATGTCAGATAGGTTATTACATACCAAGGTCTCCAAAAGAAAACCTTTAAAACATTTCCCCAAAAAAGAAGATGGACATGATGGAGATATGCAAATTGTATCCATTCAAGGAAAAGGTACATATCTTTGCATAAAGGATAAAAGTGAGTGGAAAATATCCGAGAAATTCAATCCAAGAAATAAGTTCGATACACATATATTTGATGAGATAACTACACGAAAGATTAGTGGAAAAAGCGGACTTGTTATGACTCTTATTGGACAAACAACAACTACATTTGATGGAAGTTCATATACAAAAACTATAGCTGAATTTGGAAATGGACATTTAAATTCTCCAGGA